ACCTGCTGGACCAATTCTTCGATGCCAGCACCTTCTATACCGTAGTCACTGATGGCACCAAGGTTCAGGTGTTGTCCTATGACCTCACCCAAGCCAACGAGGAAGGTTTTTTGACTCTCCCCACGGGTGAGAAGACGGACGTGTGTCTCGATTGGTTTGAAACCAACCCCTACAGGTCGTACACCTCCGGTACCGACACCACTCGTGTGTACCTGCCCTTTGACCACATCACCGGCAATACGTTCACTGTGATGGCCCTAGGAGGCTTCATAGGGGGCTCCAATGACCTGTCCAGTCAGTCGGTAGGTGCTGTGCTTTATCCCACCATACAGGGCTCTGCAGGGGCCTATTACGTGGACATTGCTGGTGATTATCGAGGTCGTGATCTGATTGTTGGTTACTTATTCAGCATGGAGGTCAAACTTCCTAAGTTTTACATCTCTAAGTCTGACAGTGACACCGCTTCCACTGATTACACAGCTGACCTCATCATTCACCGTCTGAACGTTTCTACTGGTCTTAGTGGTCCTGTGACCTATCAGATTAACATCACTGGTATCCCCACTTGGAGCAATGTCACCAATGTGACTCTCCCTAACAACTACGCCCTCAACAACGTCAACATGCAGGCTACGGCCACTCATGTTGTACCTGTTTACCAGCGTAATGAAAACCTTGGTGTGACGATCCTTGGTGACACTCCCTTCCCTGTCAGCATCCTTGGCTTGACATGGGAGGGGCGCTACAACAACAAATTCTATAAGCGTGTCTAAGATCGTATTTCGGCCAGCAACCCTGGCTGATGTACCCCAGTTGGCACTCAATCTACTGAGTGCAGACAAACGCGAGATACAAGAAGGGGCGGGGCTAAACCCTGCCCTCTCTTTGTCTCTTGATATCTCCATTACAGGTGCCACCGTCTTTTCTACGGATGATGGTGTTGACCTTGGTCTTGCAGGTGTTTCCGCTGATGGCTGTATATGGATGCACTGTACATCAGCAGTAAAAGAGAAACCTCTTCTATTCTGTAAAGAAGCTCGTCGATGGCTTGATGATTTACATCATCCCATTCTTTTTAATTGTGCAGACATACGAAACACTCTTCATCTCAAGCTGCTGAAGCACTTGGGTTTTAAGTTTTTAAGGGTCATACCCTTTGGTCCAAATAATCTTTATTTTGTCGAGTTTGTACGACTATGATCATTGATCCCTTCACTGCAACCTTGGCTATTGGACAGGCTGGGTTTGGAATGCTTAGCGGTTTCAACCAACAAAGCGAAGCTGCTGGCCAAGCTGCTTATAACACTGCCTTCCAAAATGCCATGACTGAGACCGCCAACAGGCGGACTGAGCAAATGTTTGGACGGCAGCTTGGCATGGTCCAGGAGCAGTTCGGTTACAACCGTGATGCTGCTAACCGGGCTTATGCAGCGGAGCAAATTCGACTCAATGAGTTGTTTGCTCAAGCAGCCTTCCAACAACAGGGTGCTCTTCAAAACCTTGTTGAAACCCGTGGAGCTAATAACGCTACTGAACGCTATGGCAGGAGTGCTGCTCGTGCAAACCTTGTTGGCACGCTTGGTCAGTTTGGTCGCAACCAAGCTATCCAGGCTGAGAGTTTGGCTAGTGCTCAGGCTCAATCAGCAAGAAACCTTGATCAGATTTCCCGCGACTCCTTCAGCCAAAACCTCAACGCTTGGCAGCAAGTTGCTATTGCTCCTACTCTCCAATCCGCTGTCCCAATGCCTCAGGCTCCTAGTGGATTTAATTCTGCTTTGATGATTGGCGGAAGTCTGATGTCGGGTCTTAATACTTATGCTTCTCTTAGAGCACCATCAACTGGCGGCTTTAACTCGGGCAATAAGTCTACGCCCGCTTTCCCATCAGCTATGTCCAATAATACTAATCTCGCGTTCTCGTTACCCGGACGTATTTATTGATGAAACGTGTTGAACCACAGTTGCAGTTCCAGGGTTTTGCACAAGGCCAAGGCCTTAATGCTATTCAAGCCCCGGATGTAACTCCTCTGCTACGGCAGAACATGCAGACAGAGCAGCAAAATATGTATGCCTTCAGGCAGACTGCTCTTGAGAACATGAAGCTCCAGCAGCTTACCTATCTTGCTGATTTCTCCGAGACTCTTGGCAACACTCTGGTCACCATTGGTAAGCAAAAGAATGAGGCAGACATGCTCGACGGCCTCAGTAAGGCTTATGAGGACGGTCTACCTTCACAACAAATCGAAGCTTTTAAACAGCAAGAAGCAGAGCTTGCTAAGACTCGTGATCAACTTGACGGTGTTGCAGCTGCAGCTCAGCAGCAAGGTGCAGACCTGGAGACTGTCTCCCGCTTCCAGCAGCTCTCAGGTTGGCGTAAGTATGGCTATGCCAAAGGTATGGCTCAGCAAGCAGGATCTAACTATCGAGAGTGGATCAACAACCAGCTTAACAGCAACAACGATATTCAGATCTCTCTTCCTGACGGAACTGTATTCACCGCTGCTACAGCTCAGGGTCGTGGCCAAAAGTCGGCAGCCCTGGCTGAGCTGCGGAAGGTATATATGCAGCAGAATGGGCTCCTGGGTATGAACCCTGCTCTTCTCAACGAGTACGCATTCAATCAGATGCGTCGTGCTGAGGCAGAGACCATGGGTGAGTACATGCGTGTCTATAACGCTGAACTGCAGCAGCAAGGCCAGGATGAAGTCTTTAGTGAGTTTGCTCAGACTGTAGGTAGTGATCCAACTGCCTTTACAAATTCTCTTGTACGACTACGCTCGCTTGGTCTTGGTACCCGTGATGCCAGAAAGGAGTTGATGACTCTTCTGTACTCTCTTCAAAAGACAAAGGATTCAGGAGTTACAGCAGATACTGTACGAGCTGTTAAAAACTCTCCATCCTTCATGCCTGGTAAGACAAACGGCGGTTTGTATTATCAAGATTGGTTTGACGTAGAGCGCAGAGTCAAAGACAACGAGAACGAAGCCTTTAAGCGCTTGATGGAAGATGAGCAGATCGATAAGCAGACATTCCTGCGTGAAGCCGAAAGGGGTCTCTCTGGAACTACGCTTAGCGACGAAGTCATCGATAACTTTGAACGTCAATATCAGGAAAAGTTTCAAACCACAGAGCGTCCCGAAATCTTTAAGACTTACAAGGAGAATTACTCTTTGCAGGCTAGGGAGAGGCAGGATCAGCGTAATACCCTCAAGTCACTTGTAGATTCTCGTCGGTTAACTGTTGCTGAGCTTCAGACAGGTAGATATCTTCCTGAGATTGTCAAGGAATTTTATGACGATGCTGTTGCTCTAGATAAGCTGAATGCTCCGCGTGTTGATCCTGAAAAGCGTAAGTTTGAAGGTATAGCACGTAAAGCCATTGCAACTCTGATCAACAAAGCAGACAACGATAAAGTACTTCCCCCATCTGCAGAGCTTGCTGTCCTACACGCTCAGGCTGACCTGGATCGTCGCGCAGCTGATTTGTTGAGGGCTAATCCAAACATGGATCCTCTCACAGCGTATACGCAGGCATCTATGGCTCTTCAAGATGATATTGCTAATGGTCGTGGTAACTACAAGACCAACGGCAAACTTGGTGAGCAAGCTGGATTTCCTGCTTTCTCAAGCGGTGCTGCTGCTCGCAATCGTGTTACTGCTGCCCAGATCGCCAACAAATCTGCCATCAAGCAAATTGAGTCTGGTGGTTTATCTGCTCTTTCACAAGCCAAACAGCGTGGGTTGCTTACCGAACAGGAAGCGTTGCAGATGCAGGATCCCAGCAGGGGTCTTTCTCCAACCGTACTTGCTTACACTCGCGTTCTCCAACGCATGGGTAAGACCAAACCTGACGGAACTCCTTACAACGAATATGACGTTGCTGACTTGATGCTTGGTTCTTTCAATCTTAAGCGTCAGCGTCCATTTGCCCAGCAATGGGCTGACTCAACTCTTCCTCCAGAACTCCAGCGTCTCCTTACTCTTCCTACTGGAGCACGTACTTCAAGAGCCCTTACGAGTGCTGGATTTGTTGGTCCTGGAGCAGCTCAGCAAGCTGTGAAGTACATCGCCAATTCGCTTGGTGTTGACCCACAAGCTGTTGCCACATTTATCAACTACGAGACTGCTGGTCAGCTATTGAGTGGCCAGAACCGGAGTGGCCTTGACACCTTTGGTGGAGCTGGAGGTCAATACCTTGGATGGATTCAATTCTCTCCTGCTAACCAGCGCAAGTATGGCGTAAAGCCTGGCATGAGCTACATGGAGATGGCTAATGCTGTCGTCCGTTATCTCAAAGACACAGGCATACGTCCTGGCGATACCCTCTCCACGATGTATCAGGCTGTACAAGCTCCTGTTTTTGTCTCGCAAGCTCGTAGTACTGGTCGCAATTTCAGTGCTGATTCCAATGGTTCAGTTTCTGACCATGTTGAGAATATGCTGAAAATGCATGGACCTAAGGCTTCCAGCTGGCTTCGTAAGGGAGCCCAAGGTGGCTCTGTGTGGCGTAATCCTCAGCTTATGTCGACCATTGGTCGCAAGGTTCTGGGAGAGCTTCCCCTTACTAGTGGCTTTGGTGAGCAAGAATCTTTTAGAAAGAATCCCCATGAAGGCAATGACTACGGTGTTGGACAAGGTTCCAAGCTAAGTCTCAGGCAGCCTGGGGAAGTCATTCAAGTTGGGTCACCTAGTAAAGGCAATGGCGGCTACGGCGGCTTTGTTGATGTACGACTGGCAGACGGCAATGTTGTACGACTAGCCCACTTGACTGATGTTTATGTTCGTCCTGGTGACCGCATTGGTGCAAAGCAAATGTTTGCACTCTCTGGCGGTACTCCTGGTACACGAGGTGGTGGACGCTCTACTGGTCCCCACGTTCATATTGAACACCTTTCTGGTCCTACGGGCATCCAGGAAACAACCAAAGGTAAGCGCAATCCGTCAGCAATTGCCAAGCAAATCTATGTTGACTAATGACCTACTCAACGCCGTCTAGTGCGGCTCTTGTTAACCCTAACTATTACAGCAACGAGGCACGACTCCTTGAGCTGGAGGATGAGCAGGCTAAGCGTGATGCTGAAGCCAACCAAAAGCTCCAACAAGAGCAACAGAAAATTGATCAGCCAAGGGCTGCAACCGCTGCAGCCAATCAAAAACAACAAGCACAGTCAGCTCAACAAGCAGAAAACGCTGCCAAGCCTCAGCCCAACGTTGTTCAGGAACTAGGCACTGCGGTCGTTGGAGCAGGTATCGATGCCGTGGAAAGTGTTGGAGGTACCGCTGAGGGCCTCCTCACTGGTCAGCTCCTGGAAAAGGAGTTTAAGCCCACCTGGCTTCAGGTTGCTGACGAAGCTGAACCCATGAACAGGACAGTCTGGGGAAACATCACCAGAGGTCTTCTTGAGTTTGGTCTTCTGACCGCTGGTACAGGTGGTGTTGGCAATCTCTTCAAAGTCTCCAAGATTGCCCCAGCAGTCAAGGCTGGTCAGTTCCTTACCTCTACTGCCACTACCAAAGGTGGTGCTGTAGCTCGGGGTGCTGTCAAAGGCGCCATGGCTGATTTCACCAGCTCCTTCTCTGAGGGCGAAACCATTGGTGATGAGATCAAGAAGGTCATTCCCTGGGCTCCAGTCATAACTACCGACAAAGACGACTCAGCTCTTGAGCGCCGTCTGAAGAATATGCTGGAGGGCATTGGTCTTGGTGTAGCCATTGACCTTGCTCTGGCATCCAAGGCAGGCAAGAAGGCCGCTAGGGCTGCTGCCAAGGGTGAGAACGTTGACCCTCAAGCTGTTGCCAAGAGCACTGCTGACAAGTTGGAGCAAGAGCGGATCAGACCTCAAGAGGATGAGATCCGTGACTATGCAACCAAAGACCCCGACATGGTTGAACCCAACCGGTTTGCCCATGGCGACTTCTTTGATATCCCAGATAAAGGTGTTGCTCCTACCGCTGCCAATGTTCGCACTGGTTACTTTGAGAACCTCAAGCAACTCTACGATATGGAGATTGATGGCAGCCAGAAATATGGCAGCCGTCAGGTGCTTGCCACAGAATCCCGTATCCGCAATGCTCTAAGCGGCGGTGATCCTGCTCTGAAGAAGCTCTATCGAGAGCTGGAGCGGGAAATGGACCGTATGGACTGGCATGGAGAGAATGTCAAAGGTCTGCGTTACGACCGTGAAAAAGTCGGCAACCTAGTTGCTGCAAAGTACGTCGATCTGATGGATGCAGCAATGGATCCTGATGATGCAGCTCGCTTTGCTCAAGCCCTTCAGAACTCCAAGGATCCCTCTATGAAGGGAACTCTTGGAGATATCGAGTACAAAGCTGTCGAGATGCTTGCCAATACACAGGGTCAGTACCTACGTGACCTTGCAGCAGGCACTCTTTCCATTGCTGAAGACTTTGATACTGGCATTCTGAGGCAGCGGCTCCTGACCAACTACGAGATGTCGCTGACTGCTCTGCACGAGGCTTCCTATCTCCGTGGTTCGGCTCTTGAATGGCTAAAGACTGGCAAGTTTGGTAAGGCTATTGCTAGCCCTCTCCAATCTGAGAACATCCGTGTCTACATCGACCGTCTTGGCAAGGTACTGGATGAAGATCCAGAGATGGCTGAGCTGATGATGAAAGCCTTTGCTGAGAGTGGTGGTGACCCTAACACCCTCAACAACCTTTACAAGTACAGCAAAGAAAAGATCTTTAACTGGTCCAGCTTCATTGGGCACGAGAATAAGAAATCTGCCTTTGTTGATGGTCTGCAGACAACCCTATACAACAGCATCCTGAGCGGTCCCAAGACCCTTGCTAGGGCATTTACTGGCACCAACCTTGTCGTCGCTCTCAGGCCCTTACAGGTGATGCTGGGTGGCCTTTCTCAAGGCGACTCCAAACTCATGCAGCTTGGCATGCACCAGGCCATGGCCATGTTTGAAGGTGCTGGAGAGGCTTGGAAGCTCGCTAGGAATACCCATATGAGCCTGGTTAGGAATCTCGATGATGTTCCTTACCAAGTCAATCGAATCATTCCTCCTACTGAAACCCAGCCTTGGAAGGCTATGGGTGCTGTGATTGAGCGGGAAGGTACGTTTGCTGAGAAAGCTATGTATCGGTTCACTTCTGCTCTTCACGACTTCAACAACCAGTCATGGGTTCGGTATCCGACCAATGCAATGGCTGCCATTGACGCTTTCTCCAAGACCATTGTTGGTCGTATGGAGCTGAAGTCTCAGGCATTTGAAAAGGCGTGGAATGAGACTGGTGGTGAGCTTACAAGCGATCTGGTGAAACGGTACGAAGGTGAGATGAGGGAATTGGTTTTCAACCGTCAGGGTGAAGTCATCAACAAGTTTGCCGTTATGGCTGGTGATGAAGCCTCGCTGATGACACCTCTTGGCCCCAGGCTTGCAGCTATTGACCGTGCCCTGACTCAAATCCCCATGCTTCGTCCGTTCTTCCTTTTTATGAAGACGGGTGTTAACGCCATGGGAGTTGTAGCTAAGCACACCCCTCTACTTGCAACCTTTAACGACGAGGTGCGTCATGTGATGAGCGCCCAACCTGATGACCTTACTCAGGTAATGCGCTATGGCATCACCTCTCCTGAGAAGCTCATGGAGGCTAAGGCGTTAATGCGTGGTCGGATCGCTACTGGGTATATGACTGTGGCAGCTGCAGGTGGTCTTTATACCAGCGGTCGTCTGACTGGCAACGGTCCTGCTGATACTGAGCTTCGCAACGCTTGGATTCAAGCTGGATGGCGTCCCCGCTCAATCAAAGTTGGTGACAAGTTCATCAACTATGACGGCCTTGAGCCCTTTGCCTCATTCTTGGCATTGGTTGCTGATATTGGCGACAATGTTCAGAACCTTGGTGAAAGTTGGACTGAAAACCAGCTTCAAAAGGCCTCGTTCTTGATTGCTCAGAACGTGACTAACAAGTCCTTCTTAAGTGGTCTTGGTGATTTGATGGAAGTACTCAGCCTTGATGTGAATCGCAATCAGGTCTGGGTCGCCAACATGATCAACAACCATGTTCCCTTTGCCAGCCTCAGGAACGAGATTGCCAACGTCCTTAATCCTGGCATGCGTGAAGTTGAGAAGGATATCTGGAGCACCATTAGGAACCGTAACCCCATTGCACGAGGCACTCTCCCCGTCAAGCGTGATGTTCTGAGTGGCGAGACCCTCCGTGATTACGACTTCCCGACACGGATGCTCAACAGCATCAGTCCTATTCAGATCACGTCGAATGACTCGGAGACCCGTCGCACCCTGCGAAACACAGGCTTCGACCTTAACTACACGTTGTCGACGGATCGCTATGGCAACAAGCTCAATGCTGAGCAACGTTCAATCATGCAATCCTACATAGGAGAGCAGAACATTGAGCAGCAGCTTGCAGCCTTGTTCAAAAAACCTCAGATGCAGGAAGAGATTAAGTACTACCAGCGCCTGAGGAACAAAGGTATACCTGGTCAGACCCCTACTGACCCTAATAACACCCCTATCAAAAAGAGTCTTTTGTACAACGAGATCGAGAGGATCTTCGACTACGCAAAAGACGTTGCTGAGATCAAGATGCGGAATGCATACCCTGATCTCGTCATTACTGGCCAACGTAAGCAAGTGCGGGCTAACCGCCAACAAGCAGGTGCCCTAAACGATGTGAGCAACCTGCTGTCTAATACCAACAAATGAGCGTAAATGGCTGTAACACAAAACACATACACAGGGAATGGTTCAACCACAAACTATTCCTTCACTTTCCCATATCTTGAGGAGACGGACATCAAGGTAACCCTTGGTGGAGTCTTGACAACTGCATACACTCTTGCCAACGCTACAACTATTTCCTTTGCCAGTCCCCCTGCCAATGGTACTGCGATAAGGATTTACAGAAGCACTAATAACGATTCACTGCAAGCAACTTTCTATCCTGGATCTGCAATCAGATCACAGGATTTGAATGAAAATTTCCTGCAAGCTCTTTATAGCGTTCAGGAAGCTGGTGGTTCAGCCCTGAGTATTAACGGTGGCACCATGCTAGGTAACCTAGACATGGGTGGCAACAAAGTTGTGAACCTGGGTTCAGGCGTTAATCCTGGAGATGCTGTAAATAAATCACAGCTTGACGCAACTCAAAACTACAACAATGCTCAGCTGGCTGCGTCTGTGGCGGCTGCTCAAACTCAAGCAACTAATGCTGCAAACTCTGCACAGTCAGCAACGACTGCTCAACAGCAAGCTTCGCAAGCAGCAGCAAACTCTGCAACTTCAGCTACCACGGCATCTGCAGCTGCTGCAAGCTCTCAATCAAATGCGACGGCTGCAGCTGCTAGTGCAGCAAGTGCCGCATCTTTTGCCGGCAACACCATCTTCTTTGGCTTCTCAAGGAACCAGAATGGCAATCTAATTCTTACCTATAGCAGTCCAGCTGAAAATACCACTTACGAAACTAGCTCTTATGAGTACAAGAGTGGTTCTCAGTGGTTTATCGGCTCCAACGATATTCTCCATACCAGCGGACCGCTTCTCGGCACTCCAAAGGTTTCGTTTAATGCTTCTGGTCACCTTCTCCTTACTGCATAATCATGGCTCAAATTGATCTCGGCAAACTGAAATTTCAATGGAAGGGTCTTTGGGCTACTTCCACCGCATATGAAGTGGACGATGTTGTTCACTTTGATGGCAGCACTTACGTTGTAAAGACTGCTGTTCCTAACACCAATACGACCAACCCTGGTCTCAACAACTCGTTTGAACTGATGGCTCGTGGCCTGAAGTTCCGTGGCGTGTATTCCAGCACTGCAACTTACCTGCACAACGAAGTTGTTACCTATAACGGTGCCAGTTGGATTTCGATCCAAAGCATCTCCTTCACCAACCAGACCCCTCAGACGGGTTCGGCCTATTGGGAAGTGCTGACTCCTGCCCCCGCATCGAACGTGCTCACCACCCCTGGTGACCTTGTTTATGTGGCTAAGGATGGCGTTACTGCCCGCCTGCCTGTGGGTTCTAAGGGTTCTACCCTTCAAGCTGTTGAGTCGCCCAACCAAACGTTTGCTCGGGGCTTCACCTACAGCGTTGGTTCTGGTGCTACCGCGACTGCGATTGCTACTGACCTTGACTCCGCTCTGGTTGTCGGTACCAATACGGTAAACGCTCAGATCACCCTGACCCGTGGTCGTTCCTATTCGATCACCTTCCCAGCCAACGGTAAGACTTACTCGGTTAAAGATCCGGCTGCTGTTGGTTATACCACTCTTGGTACTGGCGGCCGCCTGACTGCTGGTGTTAGCCCTGTCTCTGTGACCAACGGCGGTACGCTGCTGTTCTCGCCTAGTGCTGCCACGCCTAATACTGTCAAGATCCGTGATGAACTTGGCGGTACTGATGAGATCACGGTGACCGTGGTCAACATGGCTGTGGTTCCCTCCTGGACGGGTACTCCTAGCCAGCGGGCATCCTTTAGGTCATTCTCCGGCTTCTACAACACGATGACGGCAGGTATTCTGCCTAACTCGCATGTGGGTGGTACAACCTATGGACGTGGTTTCTATGCACCCTGTGCTTGGGTGAATGGTTACCGTAAAGGTGCTTATATTTCAACAAATGGTAAGTATTACCAGTGGGGCAACCAGATCAATAACGGCACCAGTGGTTATTGGTATAACAGTGGTGCTTCTGGTGAGTCTGAAAACACAACTCGTCAGCTAGCCTTCCAAGCTCAACTGCGTCTGCCCCGCTATTTTATGGCAGCCGTTGCAGGTGATGTAAATGAGGCCAAGTGGCTTACCGATCTGAATGGCAACGCTCTTGGCTATATTAACGACTCGGTGCCCAAAATTATTGAACACGTTTCTACGGGATACACTGGTATGTTCCTGCTGGAAAATGGAATCCTACTTTCTAGCGGATACGCCGGTTTTGGCATTCAAGGAAACGGTACTAGCAGCATCACTTATCATGCTGCTGTTCCTGTTCAGTTTTATAATGCCAGTGGCACTGCCCTAACTGGTTCTAGTCGGCCAAAAATTAAATTTATTACAGCTAGCGGAGCTGCCGATGATGCTTCTTCTGCCTCCGCATTCTACGCTATTGATACCGATGGCCTTGTTTATCGGATGGGCCATAACAACTATGGCCAACTGGGTGACGGTACTACTACCGTAAACTATTTCTTCCGTCAACTTGCTGCATCGGCATTTAACAACGAGAAGATCGTTTACCTCACCACTGGTGGTGGTGCTACTTATACGTCTGTCTATGCAATTACCGAAAGCGGTAAGTTGTGGTCATGGGGTTACAATGCTTATGGTCAACTTGGCCTGAACGATACAACTAACCGTAGTGCTCCGGTTGAAGCTACTGCTGTTGCTGCTAGTGGCATTAACGGTAAAAAGATTGTTCATGTGCTGTCAACCGGTGGAGGCAGCTCTGCTACTCGTACTTGGGTTTTGACTACGGAAGGGAAAGTTTATGGTGCTGGCCATGGTGAGAACTTTGGCAATCTTCTTGGTGTCTATACTTCTACTTCGGCAAGCGCCGTTGTCTTTACCGAGCTGACCAATGCTTCTACTACCATTAACAGCGGTAGCCAGAAAGTAGTCAGCATCTGGGCAACTGGTGGACGCTATTCTACCCAGTTTGCTATCACTGATGGTGGTACTGCTAACCAACCCAAGGTTTATTCTTGGGGCTATAATGGTTATGGTCAACTTTGCCGGAACGAGTCTATTACCAATACGGCCTCTGCTACTGTTCAGGGCAACTGGCTGCTTGGTGAAGTCCAATTCCGTGACTTTGGCGACCAAGAACTGAACCCCGGTACTAACGATAACCGTCCCAATGAAGTTGTTGGTACTCAGTATTCTGCTGTCTGGAACGGAAAGCGCAAGTTTGGCACTATTGTAGCTATTTGGGGTAACGGGCAAGGGTCCACAACTACCACTGGTTTGGTAATGCTCGACTCCCTCGGTAACTTGTATTCAGGCGGTTACTGGGCAAACTACACTATTAGTCCCTATCAGGAAATGGATAGTTTGGATGACTGGGGCGCCGCTTTAGCTTATTCGCAATACTTGGTTCCTTGTTGGTCCCTGCCTGAGCCCATGGTTGACTTCTGCTTCAACACATATAACGATGATTCTTGGTCAGCTGCTGGTGCGTCTGGTACCGTTTACACAGGCGGTAACAACTCCTGGAGTATGACTGGCGAACTTAATAGTACTGTAAACGGCTTCCACCCCGTAGTGCGTTCTACCTAATTATGATCTTTACTATTTCTTTTACTGGCGTAATGGAAGATTGGGGCTGCGGATTCCTGCATCCCGAATACGTCCAACAGTGTGACAAGTACTTTGTGCTCAAGGAAGGCTACACGCTTGAGGACATTGAGAATAAGACCATTGAAATTACTCTTTGCACTGAAGAGGAAATTTCTAAGCTGACCGAATTGGACAAGATTCCTCAAGCTTAGATCTTTACTCTCTTAAGTTTTGAAGCCCCGTAGTTTTACCTGTGGGGCTTTTTTATTATCACAGCTTACCAATGCTTACCATTCTTGGCCTTAAGGTCTCCTATGAGACCCTGCTTTTCCTTGGCCTGTTCGTTGCCTCCGAAGTAATTGGCAACAGCAAACTGAAATCAAATAGCGTTGTCCAAATCATCCTTGCTGGTATCAACGCCCTGAAGCCTCTGCGTAAAGAGGACGACAAACTCCAACAACTCAAGGATACATTCAAATGAGTATCCGGCTGACTGACGTAGCCAGGTACTACAAAGGTCTGCCCAACCAAATCAAAGCCCTCCAAGCCCTTGAGAAACTTTTGGGTAAGGAGGGTCTCTCTGATTCTCAGGAGTGGGTTCAACTGTGGAGGCTTCCTCCCGTTGAACCTCCCAAGCAGCAGTTTAGTAATACATGGGATGGCATCGAAGCTGCTGCTGCTGCAGCTGGTGCCAAGTTTCCTGAAGTTGTGGCAGCCCAATGGGCACTTGAGTCTGCGTATGGCACCGCCCTGAGCGGTAAGAACAACTTCTTTGGCATCAAAGGTCCCGGCACGATTAAGACCACCTGGGAAGACTACGGCAACGGTCCAGTGACAATAAAGGCTGCGTTTATGGACTTTGCAACTCCATTTGACTGCGTAAATCATCTGGTTACCCAGTGGTACAAAGATTACAAAGGCTACAAAGGAGTGAATCGTGCAACCAGTCGTGAAGACTGTGCGTATCTACTAAAGCGTGAAGGTTACGCCACCGATCCTATCTACGCCCAAAAACTTGTTCGCTTAATGGAGCAGAATGATTGAGGGAGTTATCACTGCTGCCATTGCAGCGTTGACGGGAGTAGTTGCTCTCCATGGCAAGTTGAACCAACGTATTGGTGAAGTCGATAGCCGTATTGATCGCGTTGAACTGCGTATTGCAGAGAAGTACGTCCAACGTGAAGAGCTGTCGACTGCTCTCAAAAAGATGGAAGACCACATGGTCCGCATCGAAAACAAACTAGACCAGATCGTACTTCGCAATGGCAACTAAAAAACGCGCCACAGAAGACCAGTTCAACGAACTCCATAACCTTGTTACGTCTGAGTTTCTTGCTCGTATCAAGTCAGGAGAAGCATCGACTGCAGACCTCAAAGCTGCTTGTGACTGGCTGGCTAAGAACGACATCAGCGGCGTTGCTTACGAAGGTAACCCCCTGGATAAGTTGGCCACCATCATGCCCAAGATCGACCCTGAGCTTGTTCGTGAACGGATGCGGCGGTAATGACTAGAGACTACAAAAAAGAATACCAAGCTCGTGCTGAAGAGCTGAAGGCATACCGTCGCGCTCACCGCAAAGAAGACGCTGCTAGAGCACGAGCACGTCGTTCTATGGGGAATATCCCAGCTGGTCATGAGGTTGACCACGTGGATAACAACCCCATGAACAACAACAAAGACAACTTGAGAATCATCCCCCGTAAAGCAAACCGTGCCAAGGGAGCACGTAAGACGAACGCCAAACGGTAATGACTCCCTTACTTCCTACGCCTGATCACTATCTCCAAAACCTAATAACCATGACAAGTCCAGAAGCAAAACGGCTCTGGCGGAGAGCCATCAAAGAGCACTTCAATTGTCAATGTGTTTACTGTGGAGAAATTTATGACGCCAATGAACTCACACTCGATCATGTACGACCTAAAGCATTTGGAGGATCTGACCTTACATCCAATTTGTTACCAAGCTGTAGATCGTGTAATCAGGCAAAAGGAAGTCAAAATTGGCTCTCTTGGATGAGAGAAACTTTTGGGGAAAATCCTCATAAAGAACAGCTTATTCTATCTTGGATTAAATAATGGCTCCACGCAATAAAGCCCGTCAACAAGCTGGCAACATGAAGTCTCGCCAGCAAGCCAAACTTAATAGCCAACGCGCACAGAAAGCTCCTATCCAACCCGCTCCTCGTACTGGTCCTCGCCGTCAGCTTCCCCCCAGCACTCAAGGCCAGAACCGTGTTGGTAACTCCAGCCAACCATGGGGTGAGCGGCAGGGGTCTGGACAACGTGTTGAACCCGTGCGCGTTCGTGAAGTAGGACGCCCACAACTGCCTCCCAGCAAAACCGTTCCTGAAAACCGCCGCCTTCCTGGGATGCAAGGCCCCCAACCAGCTTCACGCCCTCAGCGTCCTGGTACCAGCCGCCCGACTCCTGATCGACGTGCAGCTGCAGAAGCTAAAGCTGCTGAAGCAGCAAAAGGTACACGTTCAACCTCTGTCAAAATTGGTGAGTTGGCCAAACGTGGCAAGATGGGGGGTGCAAAAGAAGCCGCCATTTTTGCAGCTGGAGATGCTGCTATTAATTGGTACGGCAATGCACTTCGCAAAGCGGTGCAAAAGGAGCGTAGTCAACGAGCAGCTGAGTCTGGCCAGCGTGGACGTTATGTGCCTGGTAATCAACAGGTCAAGTTTGAAAAGCCAGCACCGACCAAAAAACCTCCTGCACAGCAACCTGCTCGACCCGCAGCTGCACCCAGTCGTACCCCCTCTCCAGCACCTCGTATGAGTGCCCCGGTTCGTCGTCCCCCTGCTCCTGCCCCTATGGAAAGCAAGCAGACGGGTGATAAAGCTAAGGATATGGAGACCTGGCGGAAGGCTAACCCTGCCCTTGCCAAAGCTCTTGATGAGCGTCTTGCCAAGAAGCAGAGTGCAGCAGCTCTGCGAATCTCTGACAAGTTTAATACTAAAGCTGATATCTATAGCCCTTCTGCCAAGGTTGACGGAAGCAAGCTTGATGCCAGCAAGATTGATCAAAACAAAGTCAGTGAATACAAGCGTCGGAAGGATCGCTATTACAGCTGATCTCTAGCATTATCTGAGACCCCTCTCTAAGCCCCTGCAGCACGCCTGTGGGGGCTTTTCTATATCTACCCACCTATGGATACTTTAACAGCCCTTAGAGACGATTTTAAGCTCTTTCTACAGGCTCTCTGGGGTCAGTTAGATCTCCCCTCTCCAACCCGTGCTCAATACGCCATTGCAGACTACCTGCAGCACGGACCAAAGCGACTACAGATCCAAGCATTTCGGGGTGTTGGTAAGTCGTGGATCACAGGTGCCTTTGTGTTGTGGACCTTGTTCAACAACGCAGAGAAGAAGATCATGATCATCTCGGCTTCCAAGGAACGGGCAGACAACATGTCGATCTTCCTTCAAAAGCTGATCATTGAAACGCCGTGGCTCGTTCACCTTCGTCCTAAGTCGGATGACGCCCGTTGGTCTCGTATCTCCTTTGATGTGAACTGCAGCCCTCACCAAGCACCCTCTGTGAAGTCCGTGGGTATTACAGGTCAGCTAACTGGTTCCCGCGCAGACCTCATGATCTTGGATGACATCGAGGTGCCTGGTAACTCCATGACTGAAATGATGCGTGAGAAGCTCCTTCAACTCTGTACAGAGGCTGAATCGATCCTTACGCCTAAGAAAGACTCCCGCATCATGTACCTGGGGACTCCCCAGACCACCTTCACCATTTATCGAAAGCTTGCTGAACGCAACTACCGACCCTTTGTTTGGCCAGCACGCTACCCACTCAAAGACAAACTCTCCCAATACGAAAATCTTCTTGCTCCACAGCTGATTGAAGACGTGGAGATGGGGATTGATGAGTGGTCTCCTACCGATCCAGACCGGTTTAGCTCCAACGATCTGCTGGAACGGGAAGCATCGATGGGTCGCAGCAACTTCATGTTGCAGTTCCAACTTGATACCACGTTGAGTGATGCAGAAAAGTTCCCACTTAAGTTCCAAGACCTCATCGTTACCGCCGTTAACCCGACTCAAGCGCCGGATTCTGTTGTGTGGTGCAGTGATCCTCGTAATGTTCTCAAGGATCTGCCTACGGTTGGCTTACCGGGTGATTATTTCTACTCCCCGATGCAGCTTCAAGGAGAATGGGGTCCGTACACTGAAACGATATGCAGCGTTGACCCGTCAGGTCGAGGTACAGACGAAACAGCTGCCACCTACATAAGTCAACGCAACGGCTTCCTCTATGTCCATGAAGTCCGTGCCTACAAAGATGGCTACAGCGACAACACCCTTCTAGACATCCTCAGGGGTTGTAAGGCCTACAACGTCACCAAACTGCTGATCGAAACCAACTTTGGTGATGGCATCGTGGCTGAGCTGTTCAAGAAGCACCTACAACAGACCAAGCAAGCCATCGATGTGGAAGAGGTGCGGGCCAATGTCCGTAAAGAAGACCGCATCATCGATGCCCTGGAGCCTGTGATGAACCAACACCGCCTAATCGTGGACCGGAAGGTGGTTGAGTGGGACTACAACTCCAACAAAGACGCCCCTCCAGAAGACCGCATCCTCTACATGCTCTTCTACCAGATGTCCCGCATGTGCCGGGAAAAGGGTGCCGTCAAACACGACGACAGATTGGACTCCCTAGCTCAAGGTGTGAAGTACTTCACCGACGCCATGGGCATCTCAGCCATGGAGGTGGTCAAGCAACGCAAGCAGGAAGACTGGCAAGACCTCCTCGATAGCTGGGCTGATGACCCTCAAGCAGCCGCCAATCATATGGTGCTGGGGTTCGACCTTCACCAAAGACAACAGGCTAGGGGTAAAGCTGGAAGAGCTGGTTCTCCAACCTGGGTAAGACTCAAATAAGACTCATCTGGCACCAAGGGAGGTGGGTGATCAGGGATGTGAAGGGGGGCCGGTAAGGGGTGGACTGAAAGCCCCCAGGGGGTAAGACAACCAAGATTCCTTGTTTCTCTTACCCCTTCACTACTATGCATGTCGAACGAAGTGAGACGCATAGTCCTAATTAACCTCCCCCAACGTTCATCCAGGACTCCCTGCTGAACTCTTAGTATACTAAGTATACATAGTAGTAATGATCCACCAAGTTAACCTCGTACACATCACTCCCGAAGCTGAAGAACTGATTGCCTACATGGCAAGGGTGTCTAATCCAGCCAATCAATCAAACACTGAGACCAGTGCTCGTTTGATTAAGTACCTCATTACCCACAACCATTGGTCTCCATTTGAAATGGTGAACATGTGTGTGGAGATCAATACCACCAGAGCTATTGCAGCTCAGATCCTTAGGCACAGGTCGTTCTCCTTTCAGGAGTTCAGTCAACGGTATGCCGATGTCACCACCATTGGTACTCCCATTGTCCCGTCCCTTCGTAGGCAAGACCCAACCAACCGTCAGAACAGCATTGATGATCTAGACACAGAGAAGAAACAACAGTTTATTCGACGTATTCATCAGCACTTTGCAGAGGCTGAGGATCTCTATCGAGAGATGGTGTCTACTGGTGTCGCTAAAGAGTGTGCCAGGGATGTCCTGCCTATGGCGTCTCCGTCACGCCTGTACATGAATGGCACCATCAGGTCTTGGTTGCATTACTGCGACCTTCGTACCGCTCATGGAACGCAACGGGAACACGCACAGATAGCTGGTCAAGTTCAAGACCTGCTGTATCAACACCTTCCTAATGTTTGTGAGGCTATGTGGAGTGATGACTAACCTTTCTTCTGCTTCACAAGCTGTGCTGGATGCCTACCAGTTTGCACCAATCGAAGATCACCTTACGGCTGCTGCTGTTCTAAGGGCTGTTGCGGATCAGCTTCTAATGAGCGAACCGCTTGGTGACACCGATGCTGACGCTGGGGTGTTTGCCGCGCATCACGCCATCCGCGCGCATCTCCTCGCCATCGCCGCCGAGCTGGAGCAATTTGATGAGGGAACTGAAACTGAATGAGTTCCACACACTGTATGTGACGTGGAAACAAGGCATCCCTTGGTTTGATCACCTGCTGCTTGGTCTGCTGGTCTGGATTGAACGGTGGGTGATTGATCAAAGGG